GCTTGACCGCCTATTGTTCGGTATTCTTCATAGGTAAGATAAACCATCATAAACCGCCTTTCCAATTATTTCTTCGGCTTTCCGTCAGTCTTAACGTCTGCTTTTGCTGTGTCCTCGTCCTCGGGCGGAGTTGTGTCCTCATCCTCGGGCGGAGTTGTGTCCTCATCCCCGGGAGGAGTTGTGTCCTCGTCCTCGGGTGGAGTTGTGTCCTCGTCTCCAGGCGGATAATAATCAACCCATCCATCCTCAACAAAGGATTTATACCTTTCCTCGGTTTTACAGTCAAAAACCATACCGTTTTTGGTTACAAGATAAATATTCTCTGCCATAGCTTACCTCCGCTTACGGTCTCGAATCGTTAATTATAGCTGCTAAAGACTTATTAAGTGTCTTTACACCACATACCATATCAATTGATACGGTATCGGTTTTCTTACCCAAATCATAACCGTATACCACACGCAATCCGAAACCGTCATAGTTTACAATTGCGCTCTTTGCCGCTCCCTGTGGAAGGGCAAGGGGACGTGTTACGAAGGCAAAAGCATTTTTATGGAATGCAATTGAAGGAACGTATCCACCTGCGGTCTTTTCAATATTCTGGTCTGTGAATATATCAAAACCAAATTTGCGGCCGAGGGATGCCTCACGCAAAGCGGTACCGCTATCACCCACCTTTTCAGCAGAAACAAAAAGTTCACTTGTTAAAAGGTCGGCATCTGCCTGCGAACCTACAACAAGATTTCTTTCTGTAGTGGGTGCGGCAGAATCGGTAAGGAATTTTCTCGCTGCTATAATGTCAGCCGGAGCGAATACACCCTCCGTATGGGGTACTCTCTGGGTAATGTCTGCTTCAAGAGCGATAATGTATTTATCAATCTTGTCAGCAAATGCCTGCATAGCAGGAACGAGCAGCTGCTTGGAAAAATTATCAATATCCATAGTCATCTGCTTGCTGGTTACTGCAAAGGAAACGTCAAGATGCTTATCCATAGTTACAGTTACACTATTTTCGGTAGCGTCCTGCACTTCAATACTTCCGGTATACTCCTTTGCTTCAAATTTGGCAGGCTTACGGATGGTGATTGTGTCACCTACGCCAGATACAAATTCATCCGAATAGTCACGGTGAACCAGATTTGCCATTACTGCATTGTTGCGAAGCACCATAAGGGCTTCTCTTGCAATAACATCAGGGGTTAAAAAAGTGTTTGGCATTTAAATTTTCATCCTTTCATATTTTTTCTTGCGGCAATATATTCCGCCATGTCGAGCTTGCCCAAATCGGATGAACCACCGCTGAAATTATTATCAGCACCGCCCTCTAAATGAAAAGCAGTCACACCCTTAAAGGCTGATGCATCGTCCTTTGTAAGTGCGTGGATAATATCGCTATCGGATTTTCCCTCATAGTCCCCATTTTCAAGGGCTTCGGTAAACTTGCGCAGGTAATCGGCTTTTACCGCCTCGTGGGTGAACTCACGTTCGCCTATAACATTATCAAAACGGTTTTTAATGCCGTCCGCCTTTTCCTTTTTTTTGCGGTCCTCCTCGGCTTTACGTTCCTTTTCGGCAATCTCGTTTTTAAGCTCCTCAAATTTCTGTTTGAAATCTTCGGCGCTCTGTGCGCTTTCGGTAAGCTCGCTAACTTTATCTTCAAGCGATTTTTTGTCGGTTTCAAGGCTCTTGATTCTTTCGAGCTTTAAATTAAAATCGTTTTTGGATACAAATTTTTTACCTAATTCTGCATTAAAGGTTTTTAATGCTTCCTCGGTAACTGCTTCACCGAAAAGCTGGGTCAATGTTTCTCTCATGTCTTCTGCTCCTTTGTACTGTCCTTATTATTCCGGCAAGTCCCGGTATTGTACTGTCTCTATTTGTATTCCGCCGAGGGATAGCGGTAATAAAAAAAGAGCGAACCTGTCAGAAATCCTGACAAATTCGCTCTTTGATTGATTAGTTCAATTCTTTGGCGTATTGGGTCTTATTAAATTTACAGTCTTACATCTGTTGCCCGAAGGCAGACGGTTATTACACATTATCGAAATTTCACCGCCGGTTATAGGCTCTTTAACGAAGGCGATTATATGTCCGCAGGTCTTACAACGGATTTTTATTGTTTCTTTAATGCTTTCCATTCTTTCCGCTCCCGAACTGTTCTATATTTTTATTCTAACACGTAAAATCGTTTTGTCAACCGAATAGTTTGTAAAATAAAAAACCGCTCCCGAAGGAACGGTAATACAGATTAATTTTTTCTGCTGATTCGTCTAATTCCCGCATATCTCTTATATCTTGCTCTGTCATCATTCTACAACAAAAGAATTCAATTCTCTTAAAGTCATATCAAGAGGCTCGATACCTTTTTTCTTACAATAATCGCTTATTGCACGATAATTATAATGAGGTTCTTTTTCAATATCGGGATTTAAAGCAACATAGCCACCGGCTTTTTCGGCAACATCATCAATAGTAGCTATTTTTCTAATAAAACTTATTCTTTCTTTATCAGACATATTTACTTTTCCTCCAATGTATATAAATTTAAAACTTTCATTGCATTGTTTTCATCAATGAACATCCTATAAGGATGAGCTCCACCTATATGAACAGCACCCAGAGATTCGCTATAATGCTTCACTAAATCAATATTTTTAGCATCCATAAATACAAAACCGCCATATCCGTATTCCAACGATTTTTGTATTGATATTGCAAACAAGTGACCGCCCACACCATCATATTTTTTGTTCTTACCAATATTATGAGGTGCACTCTCAACTAATTGTACGTAAATAGCATTATCTTTATGGAATTTTTTTAATGCAACCAATCCCTGTATATCATTCTCATTTTTCAAAGTAAGTTTATAAACTTCCGAATTATCAAGGTTTTTTGAATTCCAGTTAAATTTCCAGCCTTTAAGTTTCAAATCCTCTTTTGTTGCTAAAGAATACTGGGTATCAATAATCCTGCCACTGCTTTTTTCAACCAAGCAGGGTGTGAATTCATCTATTTCAATTGAAACTCCCATGTTGTCACCCTCTGTATTTATTATACCACTTTTTACAGATTTTGCAACACTATTTTTCCCGTCCAACTTGCCAACCGTTTTACCGTAAACACGCATTTTTTCAGGCTGTGCCTTAATTCCGGTTTTGTCGGCTATTTCGTTGTATTTTGTGTTAATGGCTTTAAGCCTTTGGCGGCATTTGGTAGCCAAAGGACTGTCTCCGGTCGCCTTTGCAAGGGTGAGCTGCTCCCGGGTGCTTCGGGCATTTCTTTCTAATTGCCGCATAGTCTGCTTCCATTCATAGCCTGTTTTGGTCTTGCCGTCAATCTCTATAGGGGTACTGCTTTTTCGGTTCAGCTCTGCGAGCTGTTCGGGACTGTAGGTAGGCTCACTCACACCGCAAATAATAGGCATTCTATCGTGTAAACAACCGTAATCCTCCAAAGCCTCCAACGCTTCGGTTGCGCTTTCAAAGGTCACACCGTTTACAATTTTTTTACCCTCTAAAGAATACTGCTTACCACCCATAAACTCATGGCTTGGACGCGGGAACATATGCCAGTCTATTTCAATTCCGTCGCAACCCAACTCCTCACCTATCATTTGGTGATATTTCATTGACGTCTGCTTTACTCCCCACAGAATGTTTTGCCTTACCACACTGTCAAGCCGACGTGTTACTCCTCCCCCGTAGTTGACACGCAGACCACTTCCGCCTATTGTTTCAATGGTACGGCGCAAAGCGGTGTTAAAATCCTCCGTTCCGGTCGTTACTGCAACGGTTGCCGCTCCCAAAGCCTTATATAAAGTATCCTTCACGTTGTGAAAAGCTCCTATTTCATCCACAAAGCCGAGTGCCTTTGTTTTTGTAATATTAATCATTTCTTCGGCGCTGGCTTTACTAAAGGCTTTAACCATAGACTGCAATTTTGTATTTTCCTCAAAAGGGACAAACGGCTCGTTACGGTAATCGTGCAAAACCTTCGTTTTATTATGCTCGCTTTCAATAACGGCACCGTATATTTTTTCAAGCTCGGAAATACTGTAGCCCGTAACCTTTGCCAAGTCACGAAATATAATATCAGTATCCTGATTCACAACCGCAATATTATTAAGAACACGTACATCCGCCATACTCATTTTGCCCGTTTTCTTAATTCTTGCCCCTATGTATTGGAGGGTTCTCTGCTCCCACCCGGCAAAATTATCAAACAGTTTTTGTGCCTGACCTTCAAGCCATTCAGGGTCTACGCTCATTTACCTACGCACCGCCTATCATACGCTGGATTGCATTTTCTGTATCACTTGCCGCCTGTTCATTAATCCGTTTCAGCTTTTCTTCAATCTCTTTTTCGGTGAGTTTTGGGAAAAGCCAACCTATAACATCCGACCTTTCAGCCGCTTGTCGGTCAAAGGCTTCAAGAAGTCTTTTCCATTGCTCGGCAGGATCCTCAAACGGGTCAAACCAATCCGACTTATAGCTCCATAAGTCGGGTGAAATATTTAAAAACACACTGTCTGCCTGCAGGGTCATAAGGTTACCGTTATCAATTGCGGTACGTATTTTATCAAGCAGGGATATTGTATCGGCATTTGCTCTTTTAACCTCTGTTGCCGTTGCTTTTGCTGTGGTTTCGTTGGGGGTAAGTATTCCGCGCGAAGTACCGACCTGCTTTTCGTACAATGCCATATCATCTATCAGCTTACTGTAATGCTCGCTGTAACGCAAATTCGGGTTGAATATGTCAATATTATTGCCGTTGTCTCCCGAGCGTTTCTCAACCGCTATAATATTCTCCATAACGTCACCGTCTGTACCATAGGGACGAATAGCGATTTCAGGCTTGTTATTTTTGGGCTTAAGATTCATCGGGTCGGTGAATATAACAGATTTTCCGTTCTTAAATTCCAATTCAATAAGCCGCAGGTCATTAAAAATCTTTTCTTCAATTTCACCGCAACCGAAGTTAAGCGGAACGCCGTAGATAGGTGACAGTCCTCTTGAAGATGCAGGGCTCTTATATCTTCCAAAGCCGATATGATTCGCCCCCGCAAAGGAATACGCCTTACCTTCCAGGTGTTGCCACTCACGCAAAGTTGTTTGTTTAAAATCCTCTGTCACAGTAGAGTAGGATATTGTCAAGGTACCGCTTTCATCCAGCTTATGATGGCGAAGGAGAAAGAATGTATTGGAATCATTATCGATATACCAATTTATTATACCTACCGCCTCGGTTATATTATCACCGGCAGAATCCAGAATACATACCTGCCATTTATGCAAAAAGCTGTGTTCAAGTTCGCCTTTGCGACTTGTAGCAGGAAAAATATAAAATTCCCCTTCGCCAAGCATACCTTCGGTAATATCCGACCGTTTCGCTTCAATATTTTTTACAAGTTTCTTTAGACGCTCCGATTGAGTACTGTCACTTAAAACCCCGAAGGTAGCCTCGGTATTGCAAAGATTATTTAGCTTTGTCACAAAAATTGACAATAGGTTTATCCGCTTAATTTCGGTATATTCCTGCTCATCCGCTCCCATGTCCTCGGGGCGGAAGGCTTTGTTGTATGCTTTTTTCATACTTTCCCAAAAGAATCTCCAAAATGCTTTGACTTTTTCAATAAACATAATCTGCTCCTTAAATATCAATATATTTCCAATTACCCGAAATACTGTATATAAAGCTATCCCAGGTATCTATTTGCATAGTGCCGTCATCAAGAGGAATCGGTCGGTCTGCTTTGGTGTCAAACACAAGATTCCTCAATTCATCTATAAGGTCGTCACATTCATCCTCTACAAACCATATCCGATTAGCCGCCAACAGTTTACTCATAAGAAAAACTCTGTCCTCAAGCGGAGGCTTATATGCAAATCCGGCACGGTATGGAGTATTATCCACTATTGAATTTACCACCACCGCAATATGGTCGGAGTTTATGTATTCGGCTTGGCATTTATATTTGCTTTCGGAGTATATGCAGAATCTTTCTACCAGCTTTTCAATATCTTCCATTGCCAGCTTGTCAGCCTGTGTCTTTTGCGCTTTGAGAACGTAGAGCTCATCCTTGTAATCGAGTGCAGTTATCGTTAACGCATACGCCGAACCGTTTCCTCCTATATCAAATCCTACCTCGCACCACCTGAAATTCTTCGGAATTTTTTCTGCTGTTATTATGTGTGGCGATGGGTCAGCTGCAAAATCAGGAAAAATAATTCCCTCAGCAACCCTGCGTTTCCCTAAAATGTCTCTTTCATACCACACACTGCCTTTTTTATAGGTTTTCAACCTTTGCCGCAGGGTTTCATCATCTATTGAAAGATTATCAGCAACGGTAAAATGACCGTAATTGTAACCGTACTTTGAATCCTTACGTTGATTCTGCAGGTGTTCTTCCAAAATATCGGTATAATACCAATGCTGCGGTGCCTTGGGGTTAAGGTCGTGAAAGATTTTTCTATCCGAGCTCGAAAAAGTACGGTCAAAAACCTCCTTTATAAACTTCGGATGACATTCATTTGCCTCGGTAACATATGCCATACCATAGGTATTACCCTTTATGTATTTTTCATCACCGTCTTTAG